ACTCAGGCAGTTGACTTTGATCGTGAACACCTCACATTGGTGCTGGGTTCAAATCTTGATCTAGGTGGCGATGATACCGGTTCCAGAAATGGTACAGGTAAAACTACCATGATCAATGCACTGAGTTATGCTCTATATGGGCAGGCCCTAACTAACATCAAGAAAGAAAATCTTATCAACAAGATAAACGGTAAGAACATGTTAGTCACTGTTGAATTTGAAAAAAGTGGCAATCATTACCGCATAGAACGAGGTCGTAAACCTAATGTTCTAAAATTATTTGTGAACGATCAAGAGCAGAAGCACGAAGATACTGACGATGAAAGTCAAGGTGATAGCAGAGAAACACAAAAAAGCATAGAACACATGCTGGAAATGAGCCACACCATGTTTAAACATCTCCTGGCTCTTAATACCTACACAGAACCATTTCTAGCCATGAGGGCTGGGGATCAACGTGAAGTAATAGAACAACTATTAGGCATTACTCTGCTGTCAGAAAAAGCAGACAGTCTAAAAAATGCCATAAAAGATACTAAAGATCGTATTCAACAGGAGACTGCTAAGATTGAAGCAGTCAAATCTGCTAACGAAAATGTACAAAAAAGCATTGACAGTTTAGCACTAAAATCATCTGCTTGGGAAAATAAGCATCAACAAGAACTAGAAAATCTAGGCAGAGCAATAGTTAATCTCGAATCTGTAGACATTGAATCAGAACTAACTGCTCATAGTGCCTTAAAAACATGGTTAGCCAACGATGCTAAACTCACAGGACTAAGAAAACAAAAGGCTACACTGGAGACTGCGGTATTACAAGCAGAAAAAACAGTTAAAAAGTATCTGTCAGAAATAGAAAAACTAAAAGACAAACGCTGTCATGCCTGTGAACAGCAATTACACGACCATAAGCATGAAGAAATGTTAGCAGATGCTCAAAAATATAAAGTTGATGCAGAAACATATGCACTAAAAGTCGTTCATGACCTAGGATTGGTTATTAATGATATAGAAGCAATATCTAAGCAAGGCCCTAAGCCCGATACTTTCTACGACACTGAAGCAGAAGCATTAGGACACAAAAATAATCTTGCCAATCTAGAAAAAACACTATTAGAAAAAGCCAACGAATCTAACCCTTATGCTGAACAAATTACAGAATTAGAACAGACTGCTATACAGGAAATTGATTGGACCGTGGTAAATGACTTTGTCAAACTCAAGGATCATCAAGAATTCCTACATAAACTATTAACAAACAAAGACAGTTTTATTCGCAAAAAGATAATTGATCAGAATCTTACCTACCTAAACAAGAGATTAACCTATTACATTGATAGACTAGGGCTTCCACATCAGGTTGTATTCTTAAATGACCTCAGTGTTGAGATAACACAGTTAGGACAGGATCTAGATTTTGATAACCTAAGTCGAGGAGAACGTAATAGACTGATATTATCAATGAGTTTTGCTTTTAGAGATGTTTGGGAAGGTCTTTACCAAAGCATAAACTTATTATTCATCGATGAATTAGTAGATGCAGGTATGGATTCTGCGGGTGTTGAATCAGCACTGGCAGTATTGAAAAAAATGTCCAGAGAACGAAACAAAAATATATATCTAATATCACACAAAGACGAGTTAATAGGCAGAGTAAATAATGTTCTTAGGGTCATAAAAGAAAACGGTTTTACCAGCTATTCGAACGATATAGATTATGTTGAATAAAAATTTAGAACATTACAAAAGTTTATACTCAAATTATATTCAAAGTTCTGTAGAGTTGTATAACTATAACTTGCTATTTCAAAAGCAACCCGGTAGAGATAACGGGCACGGTGTGCGTAAACATCTAAAATATATGATGCGAGCGCTAAGAGAAATGCAGGTAGTATGTTTAAAGGCATATAGAGAAGAAAGAGTTTTGCAAAAACAAAAAGAGCAAGACGAACGTCGAGCAGCAAGGCAGGCTAAAAAGAATAAAACTAAACGACCCTATATAAGAAGAAAATAAGGAGATTTATATGTCATCAACAGTTGAACAACTACAAGCAAAGTTCAATCAATTCATCTTAGAAGATGCCAAATTCGCTTCAGGTCAGTTGAATTCTGGAGGGAAGGCTCGTAAACTAATGACTGAAATCCGTGTGCTTATGAAATCACGTAGAGCAGAAATTAAAAACGAGCAGTTGGCTAAGAAAGCAGCCAGAAAAGCAAGACGTGCTGCAAGAAAATCACCTTCGACAAATGGATGACCTGGTATTATCAAGAATCTATAGTTAATGAATTACCGGAGGATTGCGTAGGATTTGTCTACCTGATCACTAATCTTGTTTCAGGTAGACAATATATAGGGAAAAAATTAAGTAAATTTTCAAAAACAACATACAAAACAATCAAGTTGAAAAACGGCAATAAAAAACGTAAACGTATTAAATCAAAAATAGACTCAGACTGGCAGACATATTACGGCTCAAACGATCATCTTACCAAAGACGTCCAACAATTAGGCACAGAAAATTTCAAACGCGAAATTCTATACTATTGTAGTTCTAAAGCAGAATGCAGTTATATAGAAGCAAGAGAACAATTCACAAGACAAGTTTTAGAATCAGACAATTATTATAACGGACAGATATCTGTTCGTGTCCATGGCTCTCACATCAAAGGCAAATTACTCGGTTAACGGCTAGCGCAGGCTAACCTCATGCGCCCTAAACCTGGACCCAGTGTCGCAGGGATGGAATCGTCGCCGGAACGATGACTCAACCACTACCCGCAAGGATGTAGATCACTAATCGCCGTGATTTGGTTGTTTGAAAAGGTTAAAGAAAAGGCAAAATGAAGGGTAATTCCCTAACGGGCATATAGACGTCTGCGTGTTTATATGTGCCTGCCGTCGGAAAAGACTGAGCTCGTGGTACCGGCCGACCGCCACTGTAATGCTCTAATGCAGAATGACTTGCTAACTCAGATGATGCTACAAGTACAACTTTGCCCGCCCTGGGCAAAGTATGACCATTAAATCTAGATGATACTAAACGTCTTCGACGTAGAAAATGCGATGAGTGAAACGAAGAGCGAACGAACGTAGTTCGTTCTAATATAATAAATAAATTTAACACATCTTTGGGAACAAACATGAAGATAACAGACCTAATTCAATCATTGAACGAACTTGATTCTAGTGGGAGAGGACCTTCTCAAGCAGATTATCTAAGACGATTTCAGGCGCAGCAAGGAGTTCCGCAAGATGACGACGAGTTTCCCGATCTAGGACCCATCCCGGATAACGAACCTGCTCAGGCACCGACACAATCAAATGCTCTAGGTAATATGGCTTCTCAACTTACAAGAAGTAATAATAGACCCGCTGGACAAAGTACACCTACATCAACAGGTGGTACAGCAACTACATCGGCAACAGGAGTAAGACATACCGCAAGTCAGACAAATCCTAATCAACCACCTGCTGCTCAAATTGCTGCAACGTCAGCACCTTCTCAAAATGCTGCTCCTAAGCCTAGCACCATGGATAGAATTAAATCAATAGGCAAAGGTGTTAAAGATGTAGCAGTAGGTACAGTAAAAGGTGCCGGGGATATTGCCGCACAGGCAGCAGGCGGGATTGGTCAAACTCTAGGTGCAGCAGTAGGTGGAGCCAAAGCAGGCTATCATACAGCACGTCAGGGTAAGAGTTTTAGTATGCCCGGTAGTGGGGGAGGATATAAACCACAACCTACTGTGCAAGATTTTGGTGCCTCAGGTGGTAGTTCACCAGACGAAGTAGATCAACTACGTCAAACTATTGCTAACATGGATGCTAGAATGCGTAGGGCGGGATTTGAATCAAAAAAAGTTTAATCCAGACTTTTTAGTTGTTTCAAGATTATCTTCTATAATTTTTCCTATTATTTCTCTATCTTGATAATCTAACATAAAGGCCTGCTCAAGGTCTACAGATCCACGCATAAACCAAGCCAGTTTGAATATTTCTGTTCTAAAGGCTTTTGACTCACTGTCCATCTTTTTGATCTCTGCTTCTATCTCAGGCAGAGACATGGTCAAAAGCCTTAGGCGAAAAAATCTGAGTTGTTAAAGTTTACAGGAACTTCGTAAGTTTCGGGAGCACCTAGGGCAATTTGCTCGGGTGTAGATTGGAAAGTAAGCGGTTTAATATCATTATGCGATTTTAACTCATTGAGATGATCTTGTACAGTCTTAAAGATGTCCTTATCTGCATTATTGATGAATTCTTTGATCCAATGTAAATCTGTGACCAATCCTTCCGGTGTTTGTATTTGAAATATTGTTTCTGCTACCAGATCTATGGTAACCTTAGTCAAACTATTAAAACTTTCACTAAACAATTTTATTTTTTCTGCTTCTGCAATTGATTCATCATTTACAATGCTTAAAATACGCTGTGTTTCAAATGTTTTAATCCCAGTCTGGGTCATATGCCTGTAGGTCAATGGCCTAACATAGATAATAAAATCAGGATTTATGGCTACTTGTTCTACCCATGTATTATTTGTAAGTTGATCTAACAACAATCTTAAATCAATTTCGTATTCTTGTTCTTCATTGGTTCCGGGTTGAACGTGCTTAAAGGGCATCTTATCCCCATAGGTTGCGAGTCGCATTGCAATTAAGATCATATCTAGATCCATCATTGGACAATGCCAAGGGTCTAGGATATTTGGCATACAACTCTTTATAACATCAACTATGGCTTGACCATTCATAAGTGCATCCGGAGTTTTAAACAATAACTCATCTTTGGCTGTCATAGAATATACAGGGAATTCTCTATTCTCAGGAATGTCTATACTGCCTTCGGGCCAGTATTTTCCGTTGCTGGGCAACCTAATATAAATTTTAGGTTGACGCATATATCCTGCCAAAGGGTTTTTAGGGCGTTGAGGAATGCCTTGAAATTGCATTATTTTCTCCGATAAATAACTATTATGAAGATATTTATCTACCAATATAATGGCGTGATTTTATGAACGGTGCTGCCGAATACCTGCTTCAAGATATATTAGCACAGGCTAAGATAACCAATCAAAACCTAGCATCACTGCTACGTGCTTCTGCAGGATCTGGTGGAGGCGCTGCTGCGGCAGTATCAAGTGGTGGCGGGGGCGGAGGCGGAATTAGTGCGCTGGGTGTAGCCGGTAATATAGCAGGCGCCGCAGTCAGTGCTCTAGGCACCGCAGCAAATATGGTCTCTAGCGTATTCAGTGGACTGTTTAACATAGCAGGTCAAGTGGTAGGTGCTTTTGTAAATCTAGGAGAAAGTCTATACCAGTTTGGTAAATCTACTCAAACAGGCAATGCAAAACTGAGCGAATTTTACGCAGCGTTCAAAGGTGTTCCTATTTTAGGTACGTTTTTTGGACTGTTGGCAGATCAAATTGCGTTCCAGGAAAGATTATTAGTCAGTTATCAACGCCTAACAGGTTTCGGTTTTAGTTTTGGTGGTAGTTTAGATCAGTTAAAATTCACAGCAAGGTTAGCAGGTCTAAGTTTAGAAGAGTTTGAATCGGTTCTTTCTAAGAACGGTCCGATAATAGCAGGATTTGCAGGTAACATAGATGCAGGTCTAAGAAAATTTGGAGAAACATCAAACAAACTTATTGGCGCTAACGGTCCGTTTAGTAGAGACATTTTGGGATTAGGATATACAGCGGAAGAAGCAGGTAATTTATTAGGTAGCATGATGAAAACCATGAGCATGTCTACTAATATTAATAGGATGGATTCTCAAAGTCTTGCCAAGGCAACAAGAGATTATGCCATAAACTTAGATGAACTTAGTAAGATGACAGGTAAGCGCCGCGATCAAATAGACGCCGAGGTAAGAAAAGCTGAGGAAGAAGCAGCATGGCAAGTATTCACATCTGGTCTAAATGAAACTCAGGCAGCATTTGTTAAGGATGCACTTGCTGCTGCAAGTGCTATGGGTGGTCAGCCTCTGGTAGATGCAGTGAAAGGTGGTTTTAGAGGTGTATTTACAGGTGTTACTAAAGA